TGTGTTAAAGAATACACCTAAGTCAGCACCAGTGACTTTCATGTCGTAAGACATTTTAACTTGGATGTGTTCTGCAACCTGTTGACGCTTAAGAGCATCGTCTGAGTATGACTCAACTGTGATACCTAAGTTGTTTACACCGTCTAAAGTGTTCCAAGCAAATGTACCGCCAGCCATAGGTGTCATCAATCCAGCTGAAGGAGCAACGTGTGCTAACATAGCTGTTTTACCACCGATGAAAGAGTTGCTTTCTGCAATACCTTCTGCTGAGTCATTCTTGACTGCTTCCATTACATAGAAATTAGACACTTCAAAGATCTCAGCTAGTTTAGCGTCTGTAATCAATGCAGGGTTAGCTACAGTTGATCCGCCGTTTAAACGTGCTAGGATGTCTGGGTGGTTAATTAAGATGTCACGAACTTCTTTACCTACAACCATTGTGTTTGGCTTGTATCCGCCAGACTTAAGTTGCATTGTTCTACGTGCTTTAGTAACGTCTTGGATTGGTGTAGCGTTTGTATAGTCACTCCACTGACGGAACTGTGTTGCGTTTGGCGCACCAGCTACTCCATCATACTCTGTTCCCCAAACATTAGTTGAGAAGAATGTTGAGGCGAATTGCTCTTCACGATGGATCATCAAACGTGTCGCAAGTGTTTGCGCTCCAGCAGAACGAATTTCCAAAGCGGCATCTTCGTTAGCTAGTGTTTGTTGATCGAAGTCCATACCTAGACCAAATACGTCTGCAAAGTATGAGCTTGTTGATAGTGACATACCGATACGGTTCACTTCTGTACGTGGAGCTAATTTCTTAACATCCCCTGTACGATTCATGTTGTCACGGTCATAGATGTAATACTTGTCTGACTGCTTTTGTACACCGACGATTGGGAACACTTTGTCCGCAATGAAGTTTGTATCTGCTTGTGCATAAGCGATAGTCAAGTTAGTAAGTGGTTGATCCAGATGTACACTGGATGGTGTTAATAATGGCATAATATATATTCCTTAAATTAAGCGTGAGCGTTAGCGGCTAGGATCAATTCGATTGCGATGATTTGACCGTCAACACCTGCTTCGTAAGCACGACCAACGATGATGTCACCAGAAGCCGCATTGACAGCTTTACCAGCGGCATCGATTGCCACGTCATCTGCTATAGTTACGGTTCCACCACATTTTACCATGACTTTACCTGAGTGAGTTATTGTGCAAGCATTTCCAGCTTCAGCACCTACAGCTATTACACCGATAGTACCTTCACCGTCTCCAGCTAAAACAGCTTTAGCGGCGGCATCCATTTTTGCAAATAAGAATTGAGAGGTGCTAAGATCAGCACCAGCGATTAGAGTGCGGTTGTCGCGTGATTGCGTTACAGCCATGATTATTCCCCTTTATAGGATTTAGTGATAAGAGCTTTACCTTCATCGGTCTTTGCGACAGCAGAGTATGCTACAGCGTATTCGCTCTTCTTCATTGTGTTAGTGTCCATATAAGACTTTACAAGTGCATCAAGTTTATCTGAAGCGGTAGTAAACTCACCGTCAACATCTGCCTTGCCTACTTCTTCCATAGATGAACCAAATGCTTTATCAGCGGCTTTTAGTACACCCATAACTTCTTCATTAGTCTCAAATGATTTGACTAATTCTTTTGCTGTAGCTACGTCAAAGTTAGGAAGGTTTTCTTCCGCTTTAGTTGTTAGCTCTAATTCAGCTTTAGCAAACTCAGCTTCTTCTAACGCCTTTAAGATAGGTGCTGGAATGTCAGCTTTGTTTATTTTGTCGCCTTCGTACTCAAGGAACTCTTCTGGAGCTTTCTTTTCGATAGCGTCTGATTTGATTATGTAGCCGTTCTCAATTAGAGATTTACGTAAACGCTCATTCTCTGCTTTAAGAGTTTCGACTTCAGCGTTAGCTTTGTCTACTTCAGCTTCTTCTGATTTCTTCATGTCAAAGTTGTAAGCCTTCATAGCTTCTTCTTCAGACATACCCTTGTCCATGTAAGGCTTTAATTTACCTGCCATATCATCGGACATTTTTACTGTTGTTTCTAATTCTTCGTTCATAGTTTCCCCGTCGAAGTTGTCGCGCTTAAATAACGATACCATTGCCTCCGCATTGGCAGGACGATCCACCAAAGACAATTCGTCCAATTCAAGCATGGTTAAAAGGTTAGCCATTATAGTCTTCCTTTGTTGCTCTGCCACCAATGCTAAAGGCGGCTAGTTCACCAGATTTTACCTTAGCCCAGACATCATCGTTATATACTTTAAACGCTACTATCCAACCTTCACGGTCACTCTGGATGCCAAGGGAATCACCAATCTCTTTAGTGATAGGCATAGAATGGATAACGGCCCCAATCTGCTCACCCTTGTGCATTTCTTTACCAACACGTACATGCTCCATAAACTTGTTTACGGCACTTACTAACGTGTCAGGTTTAATTACATCGCCTTGTCTATCGACTACTGGTTCACCTTTTTCGGTTACTACAGAAGCCCAGCCATAGACCATGCGTTGTTCTTCATCGGTCTTTAATATTTGACCTGTAATATCTTTAGTCATACTTCCCACTGTGCTACCACTCCACATTCTACAAGACCAATATCTTGCTGAGGTTTTATCTTTAGCCGTACTACATGAGTGTCGGCTTCTAAAGTTAGCTCTAGCTTTCGGGTCATCTCGACGAATTTCCATGTTAGGATCACCGAAAGTAACTTTCTTAGTCTTACCACCAGAGTTTACGTAAACACCAAACTTCTTACTAGAACCCTTTGGTAGTCTAAAAGGTTTATTTAAAGGTTTATCTGCTTTGTTAATAACTTCTTCAGAAGGTAGATTGTCTATATCAAACGCTTCTTCCATCAGTCTAGATCCTCCTTAATAATAATAGTAAAGTAACCATTGTTAGGGAAAGTCTCTATTGTACTGTCAGAATAAGTAACTTCTACTTCACCGTAGTAAGTGCCAGCAGTATTAGTATCATCCGCTAACCAAGAGTATTGTACTATACCACCTGTTGCATTTGTAATTGTCATGGGGGCATCTACCTTAAGAGTAGTTGCTCCAAACGCTTTCATATGAAACCTTACAGTAGCACCTGAAATGTTTACTGGGACACTGTTTGCATCTTGAAGAGTTACTGCCAACTTAGGGCTAGTATCATTTGTTTTAATTCTAAAAGCCATTAGACTATCTTCACCTTCTTGTTTAGCCAAACTTAACTGAGTTGCTATTTTCTATCTTTACTTTATTACCTATACGCCTATCACCTATATTAACTACTCTACCTGAAGATCCATTGTAGTAAGGTGTACCTAGTACTGGTATTCCTGTAGTGATATTTTCAGGTAGTAAGTTTTGTTTACTAACTATTTGTAGGTTAGGTACTTCTGGTACTCCTGTAGTAACACCAGTAGGGAATAATATAACATTATAAGCTAGAGTAGTATCATCTACTACTGGAACCCCAGTCACTAACTCTCCAGTGGAAAATGATTGACTTACTAGTATTGTTACACTAGGTAATTCCACAGAACCTGTATTAAGATTACCAGTGGAAAGTAAGTCATCCGCTTGTAGTGCTATGTTAGGTACAATAGGAGGAGCAGTATTTAAGTTTGCTGTAGATATTATGTGGTCTTGTTGTAGACTAGAACTGTTAACCTCTGGTGTTCCAGTAGTTATAGAGCTTGCAACAAGTACACCTTCTTGTGACATAGTTATATCAGGTATATCTACGTTACCAGTATTTAAGTCTGAGCTACTAAGAACCTGAACTTGATTTATTATAACAGTGTTGACAACAGGGTTGCCTGTAATAATGTCCCCAGTGGAAAGTGCTTTACTTACATTAAATAAGGGTGTTCCTACAGATGGTTGACCAGTAGTAATAGGTAGTGTACCTAAAGTCTCATCCTCTTGGAATGTAGTAGTAGGTAAACTTACAGCACCAGTAGTAATAGGTAGTGTACCTAAAGTTTCATCTTCTTGGAATGTAGTAGTAGGTAAACTTACAGCACCAGTAGTAATAGTACTAGCTGTTAAATCGTATTCTTCGCTACCAGTACCTGCGAAGGTAGAGGATGCAAAAGGGCTAGTACCAAACATTTATTTCTCCCTAGTTCTCGTCACCTACGTATCTCTTATCTTATGGGTGGTTATTACTATTTATACTGCTGATGAACCACTCATGTCAGACTGAGCCATAACCCAAGTGTAACACTTAGATAAGAAGTCATCGCCAGCAGTAGCTTCGATAGTAGCTAATGGTGCATTGTATCTTCTAAAGTCTACAGGATGTGTATCATCTGTTGGTGTTGCTGTAGCAAACCCACTACAGTCGATCATTACTGTGAAGCTATCACCTAGTTCTCTTGAGATTGCCGCAGTTACGATTCTGAAGTATGCACCCGAAAATGCTGTGCCATACTGGCTCGATGTTAAGTCTAATTGTATTGCCATTGTAAGGCTCCTTTAAGTTACGGCTTGTTAGGCCAAGTTATGTTATCTGGAAAACCAGCTTGTGATGGAACATCTCTTAGTGCTTGTCTGTATGTTCTCCAATCATCGGTAATTCTATCAGCAAGTGCATGTACGTCTGACTCACTGAGTAGAGTGTCTCTTTTTATTCTAGGTTTAATTTCAACCATTCCAGACTCTTCAGATTGAATTTCATCAATTTCTTGTTGAGTAAGTGTGACTTCAACACCATTAACTATTTTTATCATATGGTTATCCTTAAGATTTCTTTAATCCGTATAAAGTAATTTCAGTACCTACTTGTATCTGACTCCAAGTAGATGAGAGAATTAATTTATTAGGAGTAACACCGCTTGTCCCAGCTCTAAATACCCCAGAGCGTAGCCAACTGTTATCATTATCTGTTACAGAGTATGCAACAGAAACTAATGGTTCGTTTGTACGACCTATGCCGAATATTGTAATTTCACTTTTGAAGAATGTGCTGTTAGTGTGATATAATAGTACTTGTTCACTCCGCCCAGTTACGTTTGAGTTATTATTGTTCGCTCTACGCCTCTGTATAAACCCATTTAACTGTGTAGAGCCATCATAAAACTTTATAGTGGGCATGTTGCTAGTATTTGAACTAAAGTTTTGATTCCAAAATAACTTTAACTCTGCATATGTGTCATCTAAATTATCAAATGTTACTGATGCTACCGTTGAAGTTGGTACTACACGACCAATAACTTCCCATGCACCTCCGCCACCGCCGATAGCTGTGCCATCAAGAAGTAAGCTAGTACCATCGGAACTAAGAGCTATAGCAGAACCACTGCCTGTGTGTTTTAAATTAATTGATCCCATTATGCGTATGTGACCTCCGATGTGTTAATAGTGGCTACCCACCTGATATTTGTTGATGCTACGCCTGTTGCTTCAACTTTTAAGCACCCAAATGTAGTGTCAGCAGTAAGAGCAATAGCCCAGCCTGTAGGAACATTGAGTTCGTTAATAACTGAGTTAATTAAAACTGTTGTTCCTGCGTTAGCTTCTCTACGGATGATACCTTTAACTTCCCAAGCCCCTACATCTGTACCTTCAGATGCTTTTTCTCTTCCAACGATTGTGCCAGAAAATGTGTAGGCTGAGTTGTTAGGTAAGGTTATTTGGTTAGTTGCAGAAGGTGTCCAAACACTTGTGTTAAGTGCAATGGGTGTTGCATTTGATGTTGTGTGGCCTAAAACGTAGTAAGCACCTTGCTGATTTGGATATACACCCGTAGCGTGTTTTAATCTAATTCCGTTAGCATTGCCGTAATAACCTTTTGCAGTTGAGTATACCCCATCAGCTACATTAGAACTACCGCCTAACGCTACTGACCCTGAACCAGAAGCTGTTCCACTAGAACCACCTAGTACAGCAGAATTACTCGCAGATGCTGTACTCGTCTTTGAAAGACATACTGACGATTGACCTGTAGCTTTAGCTAAACTACCTATCGCAACACTATTAGCACCTGAAGCACCATAGCTTGAGGTGTTGTTAGTTATAGCCGCCGCAAAGCTGGATGCTCCAGAGGCTAGGCTAGTGCCAATTGCAATAGTGTTTGCATTAGTAGTTGACTTTGCCTCAGAACCAAGAGCAACAGCCCTTGTACCCTGCGCCCGACTCCCATTCCCAATGCTAACGGAATTCATCCCTTGCGCACTTGATCCATTTGCTATGGCTATGGCATTTGAATTAGTAGCCTGACCCCCAGCGGCAAAGGAATTAGAACCTGTCGCATCACCATCAGCTAAACCAATAGCAAATGAATTAGCTCCTGTTGCTGTAGAGTTACTACCAATCGACACCGCATTTGTACCACTAGCTACTGGGGTAGTAGCACTAGAAGGGTTTTCAGCAAATAAGTCTGGTGAACCACCGCCACCAGCATCTGCGAAAGCAACAACTCCAGAACCATTTGTAGTTAAAACTTGTCCGTTAGTACCGTCAGCCGTAGGGAGAGTGTATACTTCACTTATTCTTACTGTATCAGCAGTACCGCCTAAACTAACTTGATTTGTAGCTGAAGATTGCACACTGTCACCAATGACAATTGCGTTTTGATGACTAGCTGTACTAGTGTCTCCGATTGCAACCGAATAAGACGCTGAAGCTGAAGACTGGAATCCTACAGAAAGTGAATGACCACCTGCCGCTTGGGCTTGAAAGCCCTGAGCCATACTATAACCTCCGTTTGTTCGAGCTTGAAACCCTAAACATAAACTATTTGCACCTTGCGCTCCGTAACTAGTAGTATTGGCAGTATTACCTATTGAAAAACTGTTTGACCCACTAGCCCTTGAGTTAGGTCCTGCAAAACTGTTTGTTCCTGTACTTATAGCACTATCACCGATAGCTATAGAGTTAGTACCAGTAGCACTTGGTTGTGCTGATGGACTAGATTCATTAGCGGAATATAAGTCAGCACCGCCACCACCACCAATAGCTGAGCCACCGAGAAGTAAACTTGTGCCATCTGAGGATAATGTTATTCCACTGCCAGACCCAGTGTGATCTATTTCTATTTTACCCATTATGCAAATATAACCTCCGTGGTGTGTAGGGATGTAGCCCATCTAATGTTTGTGGAAGCCGCACCTGTTACTTCTACTTTAAGGCCACCATTTGTGGTATCAGCAGATAGAGCAATCACCCAAGCTGATGCACCTGATGTTGCATATAGTTTATTAATAATTGATACACCTAAGACTGTACTTGCCGCATTGGCATCTCTGAGTAATGTACCTTTAACTTCCCAACTTGCGTAGTCACTGCCAGCCGATGCTTTCTCACGAGCAATAATTGTACCAGTGAACGTAAAGGCTGAGTTGTTAGGTAGTATTAGTTGGTTAGTTGTAGATGCAGTGTTGTTGTAAGATGTTAAAGTTCTAGTTGTAGCATCTGTTGTTGTACCAGCTACACTTAAAATACCTGCTTGGAATCCTAAGTTTATAGTATTGCCATCGTTTAAATAGTTACCACCACTAAAGACAACTTTACCAGCTTCCTTTGCATGTCCATATCTACCGCCAATAACTGCTGATGAACTACCTTCAGCTATAGAATTAGAGCCAGTGCAGAAAGACCCAGAGCCAATTGTTTGTCCTTGATAACCATGCGCAACTGATAAAGAACCACTAGCAACGGTTTGTTGCCCAAGCGCAAAACTATTTTGACCACTAGCTTTTGCTGTAGCACCCATCGCAACAGCGCCAGATGCTGTTGAACCATAGGTTGCGGTATTGTTAGCTATACCCACTGCAAAGCTATAACTTCCTGAAGCACGGCTTTTACCAAGAGCTACAGCATCACTAGCCGTACTTTTTGCGTCATTACCCAACGCAGAAGCATTAGTGGCGGTAGCATTAGCAGAAGTACCAAGTGCAGTTGCGTAAACACCTGTAGCACTACCATAATTACCTATTGATATACCACCAGATGATGCATCAGCATCTTTACCCATAGCAAGGGAGGGTGAGTTACTGTTAGCAGTTGCGTTTGCATTTAAACCAATCGCTACGTCATGTGCGGCGGTAGCTGTAGCACTGTCGCCGATAGCAATAGCATTAGTACCCGTCGCAGAAGGTTGAGCTGATGGACTGCTTTCATTAGCGGAATATAGGTCAGCACCGCCGCCAGCATCTGCGAAAGCAACAACTCCAGAACCATTTGTAGTTAAAACTTGGTTAGCACTTCCGTCTGATGTTGGTAGGGTGTAAGTATTACTGATTTTAACTGTATCAGTTGCACCACCCAAAGCAATCTGGTTAGCAGTAGTGGAAATTGCTGTGTCACCAATCGCAATACTGTTGGCTTGTGTGGCTTTTGCTAATTCGCCTATGGCAATACTGTTAGCACCTGATGCGCCATAGCTTGAACTGGTGCTGTCTATAGCCGCCGCAAAACTTGAAGCACCTGATGCCCTAGAATTGGCCATAGCAAGGGCATAGTAACCTCCAGTAGCATATGCCCCCCTACCAAAAGCGTTTGTTCCATTTGACCCTGCGTAAGAGTACGCACCTACAGCCACAGATTGGCCACCGTTAGCATTTGATTCACTACCTAATGCCAAACCATCTGTCTGATATTGATTAGTTTGTGCGTTTTTACCAATTGCAACAGCTCCTTGGAACCTCGCTCTTGCGTTTTCTCCTATTGCGACACTATCTTCACCCGCGGCTAATGCACTATCACCAATCGCAATAGCATTAGCACCTGTCGCAGAAGGTTGAGCTGTAGGAGAACTCTCGTTAGCCGCATATAAGTCTGCGCCACCGCCAGCATCTGCCCATTCACCAGCACTTGCTCCAGAATTAACTGTAAGAACTTGACCTGCTGTACCTAAAGAAGCTGGTATGTTTGTAGCTATATCACGTCCGTCTACTGTGCCTGATACTACAATATCACCAGATAAGTTTAAGTTTCCGCTTGCATCTAAGAAAGATGCTTTAGAGGAGGGTTGAGTTACAAATACAGACTTCTCTCCAGAAGACCAATTAACTGCGTTATTACTATTAGAGGATGATAGTATTGTTGTACGTGCTAAAGTGGTTCCAGAAGAAGTGTACGTGCCAATACCAACTTCCCAGTCATTATTATAAGTAACAGCGTAGTAAGTAGTATTACCATTACCTATAGTAGAAAAGGATTGAAAACCAACTTCAGCACCTGCTAATGTATAAGTACCAGTACCTGTAGTTGTAGTAGTCTCTTTTACACGATCTTTAATAACAAGTGCCATAGTTTATTCCTTAAGCTGGGTCAGGTATTCCAATATCAAATGAAGCTAGTGAAAATGTGTTCCCACTCGTAACTGATTGAGATGCTGTGAGAGCCGCTGTAGCTAACAAACGTGTGTTAGTTGTATCTACTAGAGCGTAGTGAGTAACTGTCCCTGTACCTGTAATTGAGCCATCTGTAATAGCTGATACAGTAACTTTACGTCCACCACCACTACGATCCGAAGGGGCCGCAATGGAAAGTGAGGCAGAGTTACCTAGTGCTAGTGTACTTGTAGCCGCAGTGTAAGTTGTAGCTTCTGCTGAAGTTACGTAAACTTTGTTTGCTTCTGTGTCTAATATGGTCAAACCATTATCAAACACTCTGTTGTCTAAAAATGCCATTATTATTATTCTTCCTGTTCTTCAAGAGCTTCTTGCTCTTCTGTTTCTGTTTCCTTATCGGGGTCATAATTTAGGTCTGCTATATCCATAAGATTTTGTATAACCTCTGGGTGATCACTGACACTAATGTCTGCGCCGTTAAGGTTACGCAAGAACCCTGCAATTTCACGTAAGTCGTGAGGTGCAACATCGCCAGCTTCAATAGTTGGCATCAACGAATAGTCCAGACCGTTCAACTCCCATAGTCTTTCAACTAACTGCTTATTGAGGACATCGACAATTTGCTGGATGTAACTCTCAAGTGCGCGGAGGAACAAGTCTGTCTTGCTCTTCGACAAAGCGTATGAACCGCCTTGACTACCAAGCATTAGGAACTCTGACAAGACACTCCTAGCAATATCGTGTTGATACCTTTTTACTATGGGGTCAATGTCTATGTTCCTAGAACCACTTGAAGACATAAGCTCCACATCAACTAGTCTGATATTAGTAGGACTTCCATCCTTATCAGGGTAAGTATCTGAGGGAGTAATTATGTAACCTTGTTCATTAAACTTAACGTCACGTAGTATCTGCTCAAGATTAGACTTGAACTGTACTTGTGATGATGTAGCATCTGGGGATAGGTACTCCGATGGAATACGTGCTACTGGAATACCTGCTAACTCTCGCTCTACAGCAATCGCTTCAATAGCTTGTAAGTTATTAAGATACTCATAAGAAGTATAAGCGTTACGCAAGATAGAACGCCCACTAGGATCTCCGTTAAGGCTAGTAGTACGATAGTACAAGCTCTTACGAGAAGGGATATAATGTTTCGTAGTACCTGCATAACCACCATCTTGATAGACACCTTGTATGTCACCAGTCTTATTATCTACATCAAACCTAGATACTGTCCAAGGGGCGCGCATTGCTATCTTACGTACACCCATTCTACCGTCAGTATACTTAGATCTCTTCTTATCATTTGATTGAGTAGGGCCAACTCTGCGTTTGTATACTACTTCGAACCATGCAAAGCCATACGACAAACAAGACAGAGCTTCAGCTATGTGATCGTCTAGCGTATGATCCATATCACACAAAACACTCTCAACAAAGTCAGCTTCACGTTTAGCTTCCTCAGAATCGTCACAAGGACATACTTTTAAGTCTACATCGCGCAAAACCTGTTCTGTAGCGTACATAACTGCACCAATAGTACTATCATTATCACGCATTTCACGGTACTTTCGTATCGCTTTTTTGCCTCGTAACTCAGGCAGAAACTCATCAGACCTTATCTGACCGTTAATTGTATTTTCACCAGAGACACCTAGTATCGCTGTCGATTCCGTCTGTGAGAGTTTCTTTACCATTTTACTTTAAGCCTTTAGCGTTAGAATATGCCAGAACTAGCTGTGGTTTTGCATATCCATTAAGTGATAGATCCGTTATAGCCCATACCATAGCATCAAGACGGTCTGGTGAGCCTGTGGACCCTAAAGGTTCCCACTGTACCATCTGATCCTCTAAATCATTCAATCCTTTGACGTGTTTGACTTTACCTTGCTCGTATAAAGCAGATACAGGTTCAGCACGAGCCATTTTGCCTCTACTTGCATGTACAAGTTTGACTGGCACGTTTTCGTCTTCGGTGTGCAGAGTGTGACGCACCATATCTCCACCTTGGTTCTTCTCCGCTACTATACGGTCAGCCATGTGTTTACGATATAACTCAATGGCTTTAGATGCCCATTGTTGCGGTGTGTAACGATCAGTGTGATCTTCTAATACGTAGGCTACTCCATTAACATCTATGCCAGCGACAACCATACCAGTCATATCACTATCAGTATTCGCTGTGACCGCTGGGTCGATGGAAATTATGATACGTGCTAACTGAGGAACTTCGTCCTTGTCTATCTCACATGAATGTAGGAGCTTCCTATTCCAAAGCGCACCTGACGCTTCGTCTAATACTTCTGCATATAATTCTTGCCTACCAAGACGTGTGCCTTCATAGGTCTTCTTAACTGCATCTAAGAAAGTGCCAGCTAAGTTAGCCGCATTATCAAATGTACTACCTGTACTAACGATTGTCTTATCGTCAGCGATAATACCTCTTAGCAGTTTTGTTGTTTTNGGGGTTGTTGTTACAAAGACTTGTGGCTTACGTCCTAGACGTAGACCGAACATCATCATGTCCCAAGTCTCTTGTGCATTGCGCCAAGCGCAAAGTTCGTCAGTCCAAGCACTAAAGGCCTGTGGACCACGAAGTCGTTCTGGATCTTC